ATCAAAGGATTTTTTTAATTATATTGAATTAAAACATTATATAAAGTATACATTTTACGAATTAAAAAACGAGATAATAAATATTGTGGATACGGAGGATAGTATTAATAAAATAAATGTTACATTTAATGATTATATAGAATATATATTTAAAATTTTGGATGAAAAGATGAAAACGTTTTACAGTGAAAAGGATTTAGATGTTAATATTTACACGTACGAGTGTGTAAAGAATATACAAGACAAGATTGATAGTCAATTAGGGGAGAGGATTCGTAAATTGGAGGATACATTGATAAAGTTGCAGGTGGATATAAAAAAAACATTGGATGATATAGATGAAATTGTAAAACGTGAAATTATTTAAAAACAAAGTTATATAGTATTAGTATATGAGGAAAAAGAAGGAGAAACACGGTGCGCCTAGTTATTCAAAAAAGTATGGTAATTTTGCGAATAATAAATCCAAGAGTGTTCATTCTATAGTGCATAGGCACGAAAGGCGTATAGAGGAATTTAAGAACAAGGATGGAAGAGTAAAGGTGATTAATGACAAGATTAATGGATTAAAGCGGGAGTTTAACAAGTTATCAAAGGACAAGTCATACAAGGTATTAAATGATGAAAATGTTTCAGATATTAATTTAAAGTTGCACAATATTGATTATGAGATAAAGAGGTTACAGGGGGATTTAAGGGTGGTAGAATCTGGAGAGGATGAGATAGAGTATTTATTGGAGTCATCTAATATTATGTTGGAGTATGTTACATTAGAACAGGAGGAATCTATGTTATTAGAGAGGGGTGATGAAGATTCTGAGTCGACTAATGATACAAATGATAAATTAAATGATATAATAAATAAAAAGAATCGTTTAATAGATGAGTATATGATTAAATTTGAGAACAAGTGTAGTAATTTAAGGGTTACAAGTGAAAAGATGTATTGTCCAAAGTGTAATGTGATGTATGATGCGGAAGAGGGGTATTTGGTATGTCCATCTTGTGGTTTATGTGATAATGCGATAATTCAGGCGGAGGATTTATCATTTAAGGAATTAAGGGATTATGAATACAGGCCTCAATTTACGTATGACAAGATGACGCATTTGGATGATTGGTTGAGGAGATTTCAGTCAAAGGAGAACAGGGTTATACCACAGGATGTTTTAGACAAGGTGATATTGCAGGCGAAAAAGGAAAAGATTCAAAATCTTAATGTATTGACGGAGGACAAGGTGAAGAGGTATTTAAAGAGATTAAATTTGAATGAGTATTATGATAATATAATAGGTATAATAAACAGAATAAATGGTAGGCCGCCATTCAAGTTGACGGCGGAGATAGAGACCAAGATAAAGATAATGTTTCAGCAGATTCAGAAGCCATATGAAAAGTACAAGCCGCAGGGGCGTAAGAATTTTTTGTCTTATTCGTATTGTATTCACAAGTTATTTCAGATATTGGGTTTGCATGAATTTTCGAAATATTTTCCATTATTGAAGAGTGTGGACAAGTTAAGGCAGCAGGATGATATATTTAAAAAGATAGTGGCAGAGATGTCAGAACAGGACAAGTCTGTAAAGTGGGTTTTTTACCCAAGTGTTTAAGTAAGTTTTTGATATTTAATTTATTAGTTAAAAAGTAATAAATTATTTGATGTTGTTGTTTGATTTAAAATACATTGTACGATTTTTATACAAGTATTTATTTATTTTAAAGGCTGCATCAGATGGTTGGAGAGTTAAATACATAGGTGGGGATAATTTTAAATTCTACAATAAACATAATGGTGGTAAAGTGGATACAGTAGAGGAATTTATTTGCAAATATCAAAATATGACAGTTGTTGAAATGTAAAAGAAATGAAAATAAAAATGAAAACTGTTGAATGAAAAGAGTAATGTCATATTTATTAGATTTTCAGGACATAAAGGTGTCGGATGATTGTAACATGGTAATTTTTGATTTGGATGATACGTTGATATTTAGGTACAGTGATATTTTTGCTGTTCACGCTAGGGAAATTTTACAATTTTTAAGATTAAAAAACATAAAAATGACGGTTGCATCATTGAATGTATATGCTGATGAAATTTTAGATAGGGCTGGTGTGATACATTATTTTGATGATATTCAGCAGAGAATATATAGGGAATGTGGTACAAAATGGGGAGATTATAATAAAATACCGATGTTTATTAAAATGAATAAAAAATATGGTATATCATATGAAAACATGATATTATTTGATGATAATTCTATACATTGTTCAGAAGCGATAATGATGAATATGAAAGTGGTTCGATTAGATAATAAGATGGGGATAACATGGAAGGATTTCAAGAGTGGTATGTCAAGGTTTTCAAACAGACGTAATAGTTGTTAAGCGATACGGAAAAAACGTTTATAGGAACGTTCAAAGTTGACTCTGAATCCGTAAGTAAAGACACGTGGTCGTTTAAGTAAAAGAAAGTTGTATATATGTTTGTATTGTTCATTTTGGTTTCGTGTGTAGGGGATGGAGGGGATATTTAGGAGTTTTTTATCTAGTAATATTTTTAAAAATGCGGCGACGACAATAGCTGAACGTTGAGCGCCAGCTTTGCAGTGTATAAGAATTTTCTTTTTTTCATTTATATATTTTTTTAGCATAAATGGTAATACATATTTTAGGTATTCTTCCATTAAAATGATATCTTTTTCTAACAAGGAGTCATAAACGGATATTCTAAAAGTTTCAATTTTTGGTAATTGTTTAAGTAATTTTGGGTCAAACATTTCATTATAAAATGGTATATCAGCAGTACAGTTGATAATAACAGTGATGTTATTTTGTTTTATAAAATCGAGATCAAGGGCTGGTTTATAATTTCCGAGCCATAATCCTGGTATAATTTCATCGGCGTCGTTTCCGTATAACATTACTTATATTTAATCAAGATAAAAAATCTATTGGTAAAGTATGAGAAATGAGTAAAAAATGAAAAAGAACATGTTTTTTTAGAAATTTAATTTACGTGTTAATAAGTAAGCGATATCGAAATGTATAGAAAGAAAAAGTTGATTATTGAAAAAAAGGATTCGTCAACTACAACTGACTTGACATCTTATTTAAATACAGAAGACACAACAGATTATGATACAAATGAATATTACGATGGTACAGAAACTACTGAAACAACAGATGCAAGACAAATTAGACGTGGTACACGTGAAGTGGGTGTAGGTCGTGGTCGTGGTACACGTGAAGTGGGTGTAGGACGTGGTCGTGGTACACGTGAAGTGGTTGACAAGGGTGTTAATAAAAAGCAGAAGCAGCCGGAGGAGAGGGAGATGATATACAAGAGTATAGCTGATTCGAATTACAGAAAGCCGTATTATGGTAGTGTACAAGATAATTATTCATTAGAGGAAATAAAGCAAAAATTGACTGGGTATGTGTCATTAAAGAGTATAGCGGACAAGAAGATATTAACAATGTTGCCAATATTCAGGACGTGGGTGAGGTATTATAATACAGAGACAAAACAATTTAGGACGGGTGGTTTGTTAATGAAGGTTGTTTATCCAGAGTATATTATGTTGGTAAATACGACAAATAATGTGACATGGTCTGTTCAGTTAAAAAACAATATTATATATATTCAGCATCCGGATAAGATAATGGAAAAAATGGAGAAAAGTGAAGATAAGCGTAAGGAAAAAAAGATAAAAGAGACCAAGCAACAAGAAAAGTTAATAAAGGACAAGTTATATGAGATGTATATAAATGGTGAATTAAAGAAGAGAGATGGTTAGGTAAGATAAATTGAAAAAATTTTATTATACATATTAAGTATATGAATAATAGAAATAAGCGTCTTTTTAAAGAAGTTTACAAGTTGTATATTGAACAAAACAATAAACCTAGTTTATTAGACAATGATTTTTTAATATATTTTAATGAAGATGATATGACCAAAATACACGCTATTATCAAGGGTCCATATGAGAGTGTATATAGGCATAGATTTGTACGTTTAGATTTTGATATTCCAGATGATTATCCTTTTAGTCCTCCAAAGGTGACATTTGTTAATCATGATTCGGTACGAATTCATCCAAATTTTTATGAAGATGGCAAGTGTTGTTCGACGATATTGAATACATGGGGTGATTCAAAATTTGAAAAGTGGACGTCAAGTATGGGTATTGAGACAATTTTATTAATGTTTCATTCATTTTTAGATTACAATCCGTATATGTATGAACCGGGAGGAAGAGATGACCCTGATTATACGGTGTATGTACAGTATCAAAGTTGGACGACGTGTTTAATTAGATATTTGCAATTTGAGAAAATACCATTGTTTCAGCAATTTATTCAAAACTATTTATTGATGAATATAGATGGTGTATTTGGTGATTTAAATATATTATTGGAAACATATAAAAACGGATATTATACTTGTAGATGTTTTGAGATTGAAAATTATATAATTAATTACGAACGAACAATAGACATATTACAAAATTATTACAATTATATTAATTACAATGAAAATATTGCACCATATACAAATGATAATAATATAAAAAACTTTACCGAGTTTATGAATATGGATTATAAATGCCATATTTGTTATGACACAATGAGTACAGAGGTTGCACTTGACACGTTGGCTATAGTTGTGTTACATTGTAATCATACGTTTCATAAGGAATGTTTAAATGCGCATATTACAACAAATCACAAGTTGTGTTCAATGTGTAGAAGTGAATTGACTGATCAAGATATATCTAAATTGACTGAACGTATCATTATTAATCCATTAACAAAGAGAAAAGTAAAAGTGGGTAGTAGGACATATAAATATTTAGTTGAAAATAAAATTATCTAATTATCTTTCATGTGTATTTGTACTCCAAGTAGCATATCCAGCTGTTTGTTCCCTGGCATTTTCTTTATACAATACTAGATTGCCATCTTCTTGCATAATTAATTTATAAGGGCCTTGTCCTCTACCCATAGTATTGGATGCCCACATTGCTTTATTATCAGCATCGTAGATAACATAATTGCCATCTTTTTGCATGACGCTTCTATAGGGTGCTTTACCTTTGTTTGCAGGATTATTGGATTGCCATATTCGATTGTTGTCTTTATAAAGTTTTAAAATACCGTCTTCTTCAAGTTTAACTTTATATCGTTTGTTATTTGATTGTAATGTATTTGGGCATTTATCTGAATTATCTCTTTCATCACAAGTATTTGTAAATGAACCTTCTTCACTACCACTACCATCACTACCACTACTAATATATATTAGAATTCCTCCAATACTGGAACCTAAAACAATAAATAAAGCAATAATAATATACAATGTTGAGTTTTCCATATTTTATATATACAACTAGTAAATAATTTTTTTATAATAATTATTTATTAATTGTTTTTAGTTATATTATTCGCTACCGGGGTTAACATCGATGATATCGCCATCTTTATTGACAAGGACTTTTAGTTTTTTGGTGTTGGCAAATTTCTTTTTTAATTTTTGTACTTTTTCGTGATCTTTTTCGTTTTGTTCTTCGTATTTTATATTATAATTTGAATTGTGAAATTTCCATAATTTAGGATGTCCTGTATAAAAGTTACTGTGGTTTTCTGCCTTGTACCAAAATATTTGATCTTTTAGATCTGTGCTATTAGATGATGTTTTTATGACAAGACATTCGTGGTTTTGTGTACAAGAATCTAAAATATTACAGAAAAAGTCAAATGAAGAAATCATGCCTGCATAGTCGTCATAGATTTTTTTCCTGTTTTTGATGGAAGGTTCATTGAAAACGAATACGTAATCAATGTTGCTACGTAATTCGGGTGTGATACCTAACGGATATTGCATAGTAAGAATAAAAAGAATGTTATAATGTCTTCCATTGAAAAAGATACTTTTAATAGTTTTTTCTTTTTTCCAATTTTGAGCATCGTGTAGCATATCATCGAGGACGATAAAGATATTATTGGATGGGAGTTTGCCTGTGTCGGATTTTCCTTGTAATTTTGCTTCTCTAATTTTTTTCTTTTGTTTGACTAGTAAATTTTCTATTAATTCAGGATCATATTCTGGGTGAATAAAGCAATCAGGTATAAAATCTCCAAAAAAAGGAGATGCTTCTTCTGTGCCTGAAAAAACAACACCAGATGGTATATGTTGATGATGATAAAATATATCTCTTGCTAACCAACTATTGTGTGTAACTATAAAATTTCCTAATACAAATCTATTATTTGATGATAATTCAATACCATAATATTCACCTTGTCCTATTTCTTCTACAATAATTGGATGGGTTAAATTATCTCTTTTATCGTCTTTGACTTGTTTACTAGAAATTGTAGGTACATCTTGTAAATTTTTACCATAGATAGAAATTTTTGATGGTTCTTTGGTTGTAGAAAATCCCAAACTACGTGTTAAATAAACAATGTCATCTATAAATTGTTCATTAGTTTTAGTTTGTATGATTTCAAAAGTATTGTTTACAGTGTTTACTTGACCAATTGAATCGATGATTCCTGCAAAAAGTTTTAATCTATTTTCACGAGAATTACATTTGTAAATAGAGGGTATACCTTTATCTATAGATACATTGACAACATCGGGGTGTATTTGATATTGATTAGAGCCAATATAATTTAAATAAGATTTATAATTGTACAAAGCATTGGCAAAATAGTAAATTATTTTGGAATTTTGAGTGGTTATAATATTACTGTTGTTGCTTAAACAATAACCAAATATGTATGGGTCAATAGGGGTATTTTTTTCTTGAAAGTGTATGGGTACTTGATAACCAAATAATTCGTCACGATGTGTTTTAGATAGTTTTAAATAATCTTTGATGGGTATATCTATGATGGGGTTATGATCGATTGTGTTTAAGCATTGTTTTGCTTGATGATAAACGTCTTGTTTATTTTTATTGTTATAGGAAAATGATTCTTGACGATTGAACCAGTTGACGCAAAAGCTTTTTTTATTTTTATAGTGTTTTAGAGATTTTTTGGATGAGCATTTTAAAGAAAGGATATGGTGACTATTTACTGTATAACTACAATCTTTTGTATGGGTTATTTTATACATTGTATCAGTGCCGGAATGAGTTTCCATGACAGTTCTGGGGGTAGAGTCATCACCCATGACGAGTTCTCCTATTTTGATGTCTTCGACATTTTTAATAGATCCATCAAACATAAGGACTTTTTCTCCTTTCAACAACGATTTTCCAGATCTGCGTCTTCCGAGGATAAGTATAGTTGCATCGGATAGGATACTTTTTATTTTAAATTTACGTAGGGATAATTTTTCTAAATCGTTTACCATATATTGTTAGATATATATATAAT